AGTGTATTTTACCAGACTCAATAAAAGCTACATTTCAAGAATATGTAAACAAAAAACAAATACCCAATCTTCTATTATCGGGTACTGCTGGTGTAGGTAAAACTACTATTGCAAGAGCGTTATGTGAAGAAGTTGGGTGTGATTATATTATTATCAATGGTTCTGATGAATCTGGTATTGATACTTTTAGAACTAAAATTAAAAATTATGCATCTTCTATTTCTTTTTCTGGTGGTAGAAAAGTTATCATTATTGATGAAGCAGATTATTTAAATCCAAATTCTACTCAACCTGCATTGCGTGGGGCTATTGAAGAATTTTCATCAAACTGTTCATTTATTTTTACCTGCAATTATAAAAATAGAATTATAGAACCAATTCATTCTAGATGTTCTGTTATAGATTTTAGACTTAGTAATAATAAAGCAAAAATGGCAGCTTTGTTTTTTAAACGTGTTGAATATATTCTTAGATTAGAAAATATAGAATTTAGTAAAGAAGTAGTTGCAGCAGTTGTTACAAAACACTTTCCTGATAATCGTAGAATTTTAAATGAAATACAAAGATATTCTATTTCTGGTAGTATAGATAAAGGATTATTAGGAAATACTGGTGAAATTCAAATTAAAGAATTAATCAAAGCATTAAGAGAAAAAGACTTTGGTTCTTGTAGAAAATGGGTTACACAAAATTTAGATAATGATGCTTCTCAAATCTTTAGAGCATTATATGATAATCTTTATGATTTATTAACAGCATCTTCTGTACCACAACTTGTGTTAATATTAGCTAGATACCAATACCAATCTGCATTTGTAAGTGATTTAGAGATTAATATTACAGCTTGTTTGACAGAAGTGATGATTGATTGTGAGTTTAAGTAATGGATTTGTTTAAAGATATCATACATTCTATATTAGTAACAAAAAAATGTGTAATATATGACGAAACAGACCAAAAAGATTATGTTCCGTTTGTAGTTAATCGTGCATTAAGTTACCACTTTGATTGTATTTTATATGCTAATGAAATGAATAAGAATTTTAATTTAGATAAAGATATGCAATATCAATATCTATTAAATACTATTAGACCAATGAAACGTAAGTTTCAACCTTGGCAAAAACAAAAACATCATAATGATATAGAATGTGTTAAAACCTATTTTGGTTATTCTAATAGTAAAGCTAAAGATGCTCTGAAAATATTATCAGAAGAACAATTAGATATTATAAGAGAAAAAACTATTATAGGGGGGAATTATTAAATAATTATTCCAAATTTGTAATTGTATAAATAAATCAATATGATTATAAATTACAGGGAATAGGATAAAATATGAACCCAGATATATTTTTAGGGTATGGTGTTGAAGTATTATTAAAAGAAAGTGATGACTTTTTAAAAATAAAGGAAACATTGACACGTATAGGTTTTGCTTCAAAGAAAGATAAAATATTATATCAATCTTGTCATATACTACATAAACAAGGAAGATATTCTATTGTACATTTTAAGGAATTATTTGCTTTAGATGGTAAACCAACTGATATTTCGGAAAATGATTTATCAAGAAGAAATGCTATTGCAAATCTTTTAAATGATTGGGAATTATTAGATTTGGTTGATGAATTATCAACTACAATACCTGCACCAATATTTATTTCACAAATCAAAATATTATCTCATAAAGAGAAAAAAGATTGGGAACTTGTTCCAAAATACAATATCGGAAGTCGGAAAGTTTAAATAACAAATTATATTATGACAAAAAGTGAAAGATATAACAACCTGTATATGGATATTGCTGAACGAATATCCCAAATGTCCCATGCTAGAAGATTACAAGTTGGTAGTGTTCTAGTTCAAAATGATTCAATTATTAGTCATGGTTGGAATGGAATGCCAGCTGGATGGGATAATAAATGTGAAGATGAAATTGAAGAACGACAACCCATATCTGCTGTTCCAGGTGCATGTGTCATTAAAACCACTCTAATAACCAAACCTGAAGTATTACATGCTGAAGCTAATTGTTTGATGAAAGTTGCCAAAACAACCAATTCATCTTTAGGTTCAACTTTGTATATAACTCATGCGCCATGCATTGGTTGTGCTAAACTAATACACCAATCGGGAGTAAAATCTGTATATTATAAACATATATATAGAAATGAAGATGGTATTAAATTTCTTGAAACTTGCAAGATTGAGGTGACAAAAGTATGAAATTTTAGAACAAAATGACGTGACACTTTATAAATTTTATTAATATAGGAAAAGAAAATGGCCAAAGAAAAAGTAGTTGAAGAAGAAGTAGTTGCAACCCCTGCTCCAGTAGAAAAAGAATTAACATTTGTATTTAAAGTTTCACAAGCAAATACAATCCTTGCAGCTTTAGATGAAATCCCCCACAAACTGAGTCGTAATATCATTGATTCAATGCAACAACAAGCAGTTCCTCAGTTGCAAGAACAAGCAGCATAAAATAGTAGTTAAGGTACACCGAAATCTTTGGTGTACCTCTTTATCTAATAACTTGACATATTAGATATCATGTGATATAATCAAATCTTTAAATAATACTATGGGAAATTATGAATAATTGTCCAAATTGCAATTCAACAAATTTCATTAAAAAGGGTACTGATTTTTCTAATGGAATTATAAAACAACGGTATAAATGTAAAGATTGTTCTGTACATTTTTATGATACTCCATCTGTTAAAACCTTACACGATATTTTACCACTTATAGGTAACGATTCTGTTCAATTTGAAGAAGAATATTCAAATTATAATGGTATTGTTGTAACCTCTTGTTTAAATAATACTGATATATTTGATGGATTTTTATCTGGTTTAGAAAAATATTGTAATCAAAAAAATTATAAATTATTTGTAATTGGTAATAGATATAGAAATCCAACAATGTCTACAAATGATGTTGATTGGCCTCCTGAAGTAGAACCATACTTATTAAGAAATAATATTAAATATAAAGATAAATTTAAAATTATTGGCGATTGTAATATTCAAGCTACTGCTACTAATCCATTAACAGGTATTGATGGTATTTGTGAAGGTATGACTACTATTGTAGGACATCCAGTTGTTCAAATGAAATCTATTGCAGTTAATGAATGGCGTGATAGCATTATTCTACATTCAACTGGTAGTATATCATTAAAGAATAATTATTCAGCATCTAAATCAGGACATAGAGCACAATTTCATCATTGTTTTGGTGCTGTTGTTATTGACCTTAATAAATCTAATGATACATTTTTTATTAGACAACTATTATCAGATAAATCTGGCACATTTCATGATTTAGATGAAGTATGGAATGAAACTGGTTTTGTTGATTATGATACTATAGAAGCAATTTATACTGGGGATGAACACGTTTTATTTGCAGATAAAGATGTTGTAGAAGCTACTTATGGTGATAATGGTATTGTGGCATGTCTAAAACCTAAGTATATTATTAGAGGTGATATAATAGATAGTTATAGTATATCACATCATCATGCATTTGATTTCTTTACTAGATGGAAGAAAAATCAAATTACTAATAATGGTTCATTAACGGCTGAATTGAAATTATCAATTGACCATGTTGTAAATACTACACCTAAATTTTCACAAACACTTATTGTTAATTCAAATCATGACGACCATATTGATAAATGGTTAAATATAAGTGACCCCAAATTTGATTATGTTAATGCTGAAATATATCATCAATTAATGTATTTGAAACTGACTGATATAAGAGCAGGAAAATCTAGGTCTGCTTTACAAATATATCTTGAAGATATTTATTCAGTAGATAACAATAAAGTTAAATTTATAGATGATGGATTTTCCTTACATGGTATAACATTGTCAATGCATGGCTCAACTGGTCCAAATGGTTCCAGAGGAAGTGCTCAAAATTTATCTAAAATTGGTGAACGTTCAATTATTGGACATTCACATACACCAAGTATTATTGGTGGATTATTTTGTGTAGGAACATCTTCATTAAAAAAGATGGACTATACAAGTGGGCCTTCTAGTTGGTTACATACACATTGTATTATCCATAAGAATGGTAAAAGACAACTTATAACTATTATTGGTGGTAAGTGGAGAATAGAAAACGACATTAAGAGGAAATCATGGAAATAGTTGCTTTAAAATTAGTTACTGGTGAAGATATATTAGGAGAATTAATAGCAAATTCTCCTGAAACAGGTATCAGATTAAAAAATCCAGTTGGTATTGCTGTTGTACGAGGTAAAGATGGTGGGACAAATATTGGATTCTCCCCATTTCCAATTCATTCTGAACCACAAACAGATTTAGAAATTGGTTTTGAATATATTCATATTGTTTATTCTTATATACCTGCTGCAGATTTTATCAAGAATTATAATGGTATATTTGGTGCTGGTATCATTGTTCCTGAAAATAAAATAGTATTAAGTTGACAGGAAAATAATATTATGTTATAATATGTTTTTATAAATGAGGAAATTAAATGAGTAATTCAGTCGATGTGTCAAAAGATTTCTATACAAATGTTCGGGTTTGGGGTAATAACATATTTTATCGTGGAATACAGAATGGTAAACGTGTAAAATTAAAGTTGGAATATGAACCTTCATTGTATCTAAAATCTAATAAAGTAACAGAATATAAAACATTAAATGGTGAATTTCTTGCCCGGAAAAAATTTGATGGGATTCGTGAAGCAAAAGATTATATAAAACAATTTGAAAGTGTTTCTAATGCTTCACCAATTTATGGCAATACTAAATTTGAATATGCTTTTATTGCTGACCAACATAATCAAATGATTGACTGGGAACAAGATAAAATTCTTATTGGTGTAATAGATATAGAAGTTGGTTCTGAAAATGGATTTCCCGACCCATATAAAGCTAATGAACCAATCACTGCAATTACTATAACATATATTAATGATAAAACTTATGTGTTTGGTTGTGGTGATTATATTACACAAGGGGAAGAAATTTATATAAAATGTAAAGATGAATATACATTATGTAAAAAGTTTCTTGAAGTTTGGATGATTAAATGTCCAGATATTATTACTGGTTGGAATACCAAGTTTTTCGATATACCATATATCATCAATAGATTTAACTTAATTTTGGGTGAAACATTAACCAAGAAACTATCTCCTTGGAATACTATATCTGAACGCTCAGTTAATTCTATGGGCAAAAGTAAAATTTATTATGAAATGATGGGTGTATCTTCTTTAGATTATATTGAGTTATATAAATGGTATGCTCCAGATGGTAAATCTCAAGAATCTTATAGATTAGATAATATCGCAAATGTTGAACTTGGTGAAAGTAAATTATCATATGAAGAATTTGAAAATCTTCATCAGTTATATCGTTTAAATTATCAAAAATTTATTGAATATAATATTCAAGATGTTAAACTTATTCTAATGATGGAAGAGAAATTGAAATTATTAGAATTAGCATTAACCATGGCTTATGATACTAAAACTAATTATGAAGATGTATTTGCTCAAACTCGTATGTGGGATGCAATGACATATTCTAATTTATTAGAAAAAGGCATCATAGTTCCACCTAATGTGTATAAAGAAAAAGATGGAATGTTTGAAGGTGCTTATGTAAAAGAACCCCAAATAGGTAAACATGATTGGGTTGCCTCTTTCGATTTAAATTCTCTCTATCCACATTTAATAATGCAATATAATATTTCTCCAGAAACCTTAATCGAAGTAGAAGATTATACACCTGAAATGAGAGATATTTCATCATTATGTCATATTGAAAGATTGTTGTATAAAGAAATTGATACTTCTAAAATAACTGGAGTTACATTTACTCCTAATGGGCAATTTTATAAAACTGATACTCAGGGGTTTTTGCCTCAAATGATGTATGAAATGTATTCGGATAGAAAGAAATATAAGAATATGATGTTAGATGCAAAACGTGAAAAGGAAAAAGAAACTGATTCCTTTAAGAAATATGAATTAGAAAAGAAGATTGCACGTTATGATAATCTACAACTTGCTAAGAAATTATCATTAAATTCAGCTTATGGTGCTTTGGGTTCTCAATATTTTAGATTCTATGATTTGCGTATGGCAGTTTCTGTAACAACTTCTGGTCAATTTGCAATTCGTTGGATTGAAAATAAAATAAATGGATACATGAACACTTTATTGAAAACTGATAAAGATTATGTTATTGCATCAGATACAGATTCAATTTATCTTAGATTAAGTGAATTAGTAGATAGGGTATATCAAGGTCCTAAAGATACAGATAAAGTTATTGCATTTATGGATAAAGTTTGTGAAGATAAATTACAACCATTTATTGATAAATCATATAAAGAACTTGCTGATTATGTCCATGCTTATGACCAAAAGATGATTATGAAACGTGAAGCATTAGCAGATAAAGGTATTTGGACTGCTAAGAAACGATATATTCTCAATGTTTATAACAATGAAGGTGTCCAATATAAAGAACCTTATATGAAAGTTATGGGATTGGAAATGGTCAAATCTTCAACACCATCAGCAATCCGTACTAAAATGAAAGAATCTATTGGTATTATATTGAAAGGTACTGAAAATGATATACATGAGTTTATTAAAAATTTTAAACAAGAGTTTTATAGTCTTCCTACCGAAGATATATCATTTCCAAGAGGGGTCAATGGATTAGCAAAATATCAACATGCACTAACATTATATAAATCTGGAACACCTATACATGTTAAAGGTGCAATTTTATATAATAATTATCTTAAACAATTTGGATTGGATAAAAAATATCCATATATCCAAGAAGGTGAAAAGTTAAAATTTACATATTTAAAAATGCCAAATCCTATAAAAGATACTGTTATATCTTATTCAGGTAGATTACCAACAGAATTTGGATTGGACAAATATGTAGATTATGATATGCAATTTAAAAAGACTTTTATAGACCCTATTAAAGTTATATTAGATTGTGTTGGCTGGACAACAGAAAAAACCAGTAATCTAGAAGCATTCTTCTCTTAGGTGATATAATGAAATATAATTTTATTATAAAAAATATTAATCGATATGATGCTACCGAATTTGTTCAAACATGGCATTATTCTAAAGTAATGCCTAAATTGACTAAACATTTTTTAGGAATATATAATGAAGATATAATGGTTGGTGTATTAACATTGGGTTGGGGTACACAACCATTACACACTATTAAGAAATTATTTCAAGATTGTACTTCTATTGATTATTATGAAATTGGTAAAATGTGTATGCATCCTGATATGCCAAAAAATTCAGAATCGCAAATGTTGTCTGCTGTTATAAAATGGATGAAGATTAATACACCAGAAAAGAAATATTTGTTTACTTGGGCTGATGGTATCGTTGGTAAACCAGGATATGTATATCAAGCAGCAAATTTCTTCTATGGTGGTTTCATTTGGACAGATATTTACATTGGTCCTGATGGTGAAAAGATACATCCACGTTCATCTAGACAGTTATGTATAGAGAATGGTAAATTGTTAGGTAGAGAAAAAGTATTCTGGTTAACTGATGAATTTATGAAAATGAAAGGTATTAGACGAGTTAAAGGTAAACAATTTAGATATATAATGCCTTTGAATAAAAAATTATTGAAAAATCTAAATAAAAATTCTACAGTTAAATGGGGTTTGGAATATCCTAAACATAAAGATTTAATTTGGCGAGAGAAGAATTCTGAAGGTAAATATATCCCCACTTCAGATATGCCAAATTTTGATATGGGTGTTATTAATGTAAATAGTAAAAATGTAAATTCACACAAACAAGGTGATTCACTTTATAAATTTTTTGAATGATAAGGTATAAATTATGAGTATATTAGATAAAATTAAGAAAAATAGTACAATCAAAGAATCAGCAATTCTTTCAAAATCAAAATTCTTTACTGATAAGGATATGATTCCAACAGCAGTTCCTATAATAAATGTAGCATTATCAGGTAAATTAGATGGTGGGTTGACACCAGGTTTAACTATGTGGGCGGGTCCAAGTAAGCATTTTAAAACAGCATTTTCATTGTTGATGGCAAAATCTTATATGGACAAATATGAGGATGCTGCTTTATTATTTTATGATTCTGAATTTGGTTCACCACAATCATATTTTCAATCTTTTGGTATTGATACTGATAGAGTTGTTCATACTCCATTAACTGATATTGAACAATTGAAATTTGATATAATGAAACAACTCCAAAGTGTTGAACGTGGAGAGCATTTAATTATTGTAATAGATTCAATTGGAAATTTAGCCTCAAAGAAAGAAGTCGATGATGCACTTGATGGTAAATCTGTTGCTGATATGTCTAGAGCTAAACAAGTTAAATCATTATTTCGTATGGTTACTCCTCATTTGAATTTAAAAGATATTCCAATGGTTGTTGTAAACCATACTTATAAAGAAATTGGGTTATATCCTAAAGATGTTGTTGGTGGTGGTACAGGAAGTTACTATTCTGCAGATAACATCTTTATACTTGGTAGACAACAAGAAAAAGAAGGTACTGAAGTAGTTGGATATGATTTTATTATTAATGTAGAAAAATCTAGATATGTTAAAGAAAAATCTAAAATACCAGTAAGTGTTTCTTTTGCTGGTGGAATTAGTAG